TCAAAGGAAGAAACGCGTGTAGAGGGTACACAGGAAGAATGGGGCGATATGCCTGTAGAACGTCAAGGGCACAGGAATGATATTGATGATCTCTATGCCATGATTAAAGAGGGATTGACCAACTATGAAATCATAGAGAGTAACCCCCAGTATATGCTTAATATCGACAAAATTGAGCGTGTCCGTCAGACCATACTGGAAGAACGATATAAAAAGGACTGGCGCGATCTACAGACCATATACATATATGGAACTACTGGAAGTGGTAAGACGCGGTCAGTCATGGAAGAGCATGGCTATGATAAAGTGTTTCGTGTGACGGATTATGAACACCCTTTTGACGGTTATAAGGGGCAAGATGTAATTGTGTTTGAAGAGTTTCGTTCTAGTATCCGTATGGGTGAAATGCTCAATTATGTTGATGGTTATCCGGTAGAATTGCGTTGCCGTTATGCGAATAAAGTAGCCTGTTATACAAAGGTTTATATTATCTCGAATATTGCATTGACAGAACAATATACAGACATACAGAAATACCAGCCGGAATCATGGAATGCTTTTTTACGACGCATCAATAAAGTGCGTGTCCATGTGAAAGATAAGGTGCATGAGGGAACGTGTAGCGAATACATCAACGGTTTTGTTCCTGCGCTTGACAATGAAATACCGTTTAATCGTCCAGACTGATTTCTCCGTATTCCTTTTCGTATGCTCGTATCATATCGAGTATGAGTTTTTCCGCTTGGTTGCTCATGCTTCGGTTTTCTTCTTTACATATTACTTTGAATTTATTTATTGTTTCGGTTGTGGTTCGTATCATTATTACTGGTTTATTTGATGGCATAATAATATCCCCCTTTTTACCACAAAAAGTGCTAACACCCTATTGACAAGGTGCTAACACTGTGCTAATATATACTTGTAAGGTGCTAACACCTAGTTAACACTTTGCAATGTTGTCTCGGTTGTTGTGGGTGCACCGGAAACCCTCTAGTTGTAACTTAGGATGGGAACCTGAATGCACCCACGTAAATAGATAAAGTAATTATTCCAATCTTTATTTTATCAGCAAATTTACGGAAACGCAAGCGAACCTTGACAACTAAATATTTGCCCGGTAAAAAGCACATAGAAAGAGAGGAAAAGAAAATGAGTAAATTAGTAGGGTATAAGCGTTTTACATCCAAGAAAGGGGAACGTTATTGCGTTGCGCAGGTTGTAAGTGATTTTTCGCAGAGGGATATTGATAACGGATGTTGTGGTTCTAAGGTTGAGGAAATTTTTCTTCCTGCTGGAAGGGTTGACGAACTGAACCCATCACATATCGGGAAAGAAATTAAGTTTGATTATGAACTTTCCGGGAACCGTGCTTATCTGGTGGATTTCCATGTTGTTAGCAAGTAGCCCTGTCGCTGTTGTAACCAGCGGTTCGGCTCTTACTACCGGTAGTAATGTAACGCTTGATGATCTGTATATGCTTCTTGCAAGTATTAACGGCTTGTTGGTGCGTATCAATGAATATTTTGATTATATCGTGGCATTTGCTGTGGTCATACTCTTATGTGTTCTTTACTACCGATATATAGAATATTTCACGCGGTTTTAGCGTGGGAAAGGGGGTAACGGTATGAAAGGAGCACTTGTGACGGCAGAAATGCTTGCACCTATCACAACTACACTGAATGAAAACCTTGGGGTTCTTCTTCCGGTTGGTATTGCGATTATGGGTGTGATGATTGGTGTATCACTCATTCCAAGAATTGTATACAAATTCTTATAAAAAGTCTGTTGTGCGCGGTGGGGCACTGTCCCCACGCGCACAGATGCTTTATAGATTGTGTAATGAAAGGATGGGGTGATATGGAAGAAAGGAAAGAAAAAAGGCATTTGCAGGGTATGAGGAATGTGTTGCTTGCATTTGCCTTTTGTTTTGTTTGTGCCTTGTTTGTGGGTGTGTCTCCGGTATATGCAGCAAAGCAGGAATGTGATTATAAAATCACTGAAGCTGATCAGGACTTTATAACGTGGTTCAAAGCTAATATGTATGGTTCTGAACGGTTGAAACAGTATGTATATATAAGATCTATGGGCGATTCGTGGTCTGTGGTTTCCAGTGATAGACCTTTGCGTAAAATTAAAATTCGTGACTCTTGGTCTGATAATATCGAGCCTGGCACAACTTATGGTAGTTCTATTATTAAAAAAGTAGGAAATGGCTATACTACACATACTGATTTTTCTTATTCAGTTGCTGATGATAATTGCGTTGGTGTGTCTTGGTTTGGTAATGACCTTATTTGGTCTAATTATAACGTGCTGAGTGGTGTTGGTGTTGTTAAGGACAATAAATACTATTTTGAGCCTTCGGATACGGTTTTTTTTTCGCAACCGCTAAATTGGACGGACAACATCAAGGAAATACCGAAGGTGGTACGGGTTCAGGCGCGGGAGATAATACCGGTAGTGGTATCTTGTCTAGCATTGTTGATTGGCTGTCTAACATTATTACCGCGATTAAAGGTCTTCCTACACTGATATTCCAAGCGTTTAAAGATGCTCTTTCCAATATTTCCAGTGCGGTTTCCAGTGTGGCATCTGCTGTCTATGAATTTTTCAAGCCTTTTATTGATTTTGTGAAAAATTCGTTTAATTTAGTAACGGACGCTTTGAAAAAGATAGGTAAGACGATATTCGGTGCGTTTGTCGATACATTGCAGAGTATCATTGATGGGATACTTGCTATCCCGAAAGCGGTGGGGGAATTTATCAAGAACCTGTTTGTTCCGAAAGATGGTGAAATGGATAAGGCATTGGATAAGCTAAAATCAGCGTTCAGTGGGTTGTTGTACTCGTATGAACTTACCAGTTTGGCTACAGGCTCGAAAGAGTTTGGTGATATAACGTGTACGCTGTATGGGAAAAAAGTGACGATATTGGATGCAAGCCTTGTGTTGAAGGGGGTAGGGTATTTCCGCTCAATTATACGTGGATTTATCGCCCTGCTGTTGGTGCTGTTTAATGTCAATCAGTTCTTGGGCTTTATCGGTCAGCCTGCCATATCTATAGTAGGCGGTATCCGTGCCATGACGCAGGGTGGTGACAAGAATGAAACGACTAAGGGGGATTGATGATGATTGTTATGTTTTTTGTAAATTCGGTGGTCAATATCCTTTGTGGAGTCTTGGCAGGTATGCAAATTTTGTCATTGCCTGTTGATCTGATTGGTGCACTGGCTACCTGTGTGCAGTATGGTCAGTATATCATGGGTGCAGATCTCTTTCTTGCGGTGCTTGCGTCTGCCATGTTTTGGATAGGGTTAAAGGCTACGGCGGGATTACTTATATTTATTTGGAAACTTCTTCCATTAACTTAATAGTCGGAATGTCTCGGAGAACGTGATAAACCGTCTGAAAGCGGACATGAGACCCGACACGCGTTTTTTGCGTGATCGGCTTCTAGCGGTGGAAGTATTTAAAGATAGCGGTGGCACATCTGGTTTCTTGTGGCATGGAATCCGGCTTGTTTGCCACCGTACATTGAATTTAGACTGTAACGTGGTGTTGTACGAGAAAAAATAAAGAATGGAGAAAATGAAAAAATGGGATTTTTGAAAATGATTGGATTGGTTGTTGTGGTGCTCGTGCTTGGCTTTTGGTTGCCGTTCCTGTTTCGTGTTCTGCCGTGGTGGTGCAGGGATATTTATAGATACTTTAAATATCCTCGGAAAATACATTTGTATGGTATATGGTTGTACTGTGGATTGTACGGACAGGGAAAAACTATGGCGTTGACGGAATATTTAACACGTATGCGAAAAAAATATGGTGATAAGATATATATCTGTACTAATTATGGTTTTCGGGATGAAGATTTTAAGCTGACACACTGGCGCGATTTACTGTCAGATTATGACAAACCTGTGATTTTTGGCTATGATGAAATACAGAATGAGTTCAATTCTCGTGACTATCAAAATTTCCCTTTCGAACTGGTGACTATGCTGACACAGAACCGTAAGGGAAATGGTAAACAGATTGTGGGAACGGCACAGCGTTTTGGTCGTGTTGATAAAACTATTCGTGAATTGTGTACTCATGTAATTGAGTGCAGGCGCGGTTATTTTGGGCGCGTTACGAAACTGCGTAAATATGACGTGGATGATTATGAACAATTCCTACATGAAGTTGATGTTATGAAAAAACGCAAGATTCCGCACAGTAATTATAAGTTCATTCAGACGGATGATCTTAGAAACGCGTATGATAGCTTCCAGATGCTTGCAAGTGCCAAGGGAAAACAGTATGTCACGTCTGCTGAAAAGTATGGTTTAAAAGCCATGCAGGGTATGGAAAGTTAGGTATGTAACTATTCGCAAAACCTAAGTTTAACGAATAGTTCTCCAATGCAAAATCATAATAGCACACCGCGAACGCCTTGGCAATTACTTTTTAATTTTTTGTATAATCTTTAGCATATATTACTAAATTCTTATAACTGCAGTATGAAACATTTTTATGCAAGATACACAATACAGTAGATTTTACTTTTGTTAAAGTAGCGCGCTTTAACCCCTCCTACCGCTTGGACGTTAACGAGTCGGCGGAGACTACGAGCGGATAACCGGGGGCGCGGTCAAATGTTTTTACGGACATACTAACCAGCTTATCATTAGATCACGACCAGATCACAGGCACCACACATCAAATGCCGTTTCCACACCA